AACAAAAGATTCTTTAGGAATTAATGAAGCAAAAGTATTAAAAAAACTTGTTTCAAATTGGTCTATTGAAACATCAACATCTGATATGTTTCTTAAATTTTTAGCTTGCTGAGTTAAATCATTTAATTCATTTGATTGTTTTTGTTCTAAAAATTCATAATATGCCTCTAAAAAAGTAATAAAAAGAGGATATTCTTCCCGAACAAATTCAGGTACCTGACGATTAATCAGTAGTGAGGTATTTGCAAAAGACATTATGAGACATTAGTTAAAGACAACACAACAGACACCGGATCTTCTTCATCTATTCGAACAATAGTATTTCGAACAGATTCAATTATTCCTTCTTCTGCTTCTATTGACACTCGAATTAAACCATCAGGAGAAGATACACTTATAATTTTGATATCCGTCAATGAAATTTTTCCGGTTGCATAGTTTATATCTCCAACATTGCTATCAACAATTTGTCTTTGAGCATTTGAATCGAAAAAAACTGTTCTTAAAGTTCCTATTTTAGCATCTATCACCGCCGAAGCTTCTGCACCAACACCACCACCGCCGCCACTAATTGTGACAATAGCTCTGGTATAATTAATACCTCGATTAATAATATTAATTGATCGTACTTGACCATTTACAATAGAGGCGTTGGCTGTTGCTCCAACACCATCACCAGTAATTGTAATTGTTGGAGCTGAATTATAATTTAAACCTGGATTAGTAACTAATATTGATGAAATACCAGTAAATGAAAGAGGAACTTCTTCTATTGTTACTGTCCTTGTTACATTTAAATCATCTTTTACTTGAAATTCAGTTGAGGCAAGTTTATTTGCTCCTGTTCCTTTAAGTAAAGGAACATTATATTTAAGTTCATAAGAACTATTTTGATTTAAAACTGGTGTAAATCTTTTTTGAACTTTTGTGATCACTCTATTACCAATAATAGAATTTAAATCAACATTATCAATTGCAGCCTCTAATTTAGAGTTTACAAATTTTGCATTAAATTTATTTAAAAAAGTAGTATTGTAATTAAAAATTGCATTTCTAATATTTTGTCTAATTGTATCTTGTGTTTGTGTAGTTTTTCTTGAATCATATTGTACTTGTGATTCTATAATAAGAAACAAATATTCTGGATCAATAATTTCGTTAGTAACAGCAATAATTGATTTAGGTGAAATAATTTCTTCAATAATTCTTCGTTTTTCTGTTTCAGAAATGTAATAATTATCTCTTGGATTCATTGAAATAAAAACTTTACCATAAACTGGCGGATCATTATCTTCACCACCCCAAACTGAAATTGAATTGATGTTTGGATAATTATTTAAAATATATGTTTCATAATCTTTAAAAGTTACTAAACGATTTTGAGATGAAAATCTAGCAGCTGCTGAAAATTTAATATTATCTACAGACTCACGATCTGCACCACCAGAGGCGCCACTTTTTGGAGTTATAGTAAAGTTTGAAAGAGAATTACCTAAAGAATCTGTAACTGAAGCTGTAGCAACAAAATTATTTGCTTTATTAGCAAGAACTCCATTTGTTACAAGATAGGTAACAGAAACAATAGCACCATCAGGTAAAGCTTTACCAACAACATCATTTCCAAAATATATTTCAAATAATCCTCCGCGACTCTCTTGTAAAAAGAAAACTTCAGATGCCGAAGTAATATCCAATACATCAGTAACTTTGTTATAAACTGATGACGCACTATTTGCTGCGTTTGGTGTTACTGTAACTTGAATTGTTGTCGTATCAATGCCAATATCAGGCAATTCAAAAACAGATTTTGGATTTGATCCTTGATCATAATTAAAAGAGTAAGTAATTAATTGCCCTTCATTTAAATTTAAATTTTCAAAAATATATTTTGTGTTTGATTTTGTTACTGTTGTATCATTTAATACCACAAAATTATAGGCTTTACTATCAATTTGATTTGAAAGAAATGAAAAACCTTGAGGCAAAGTGCAAGTACCAGAAGTTGAAGAATTAGACTCTACTGTAAAATCAATAGTTGCAACTGGTGTTCGTGTAGAATATGGTGTATAACCAAGAGTTTTAGCATGAGAAACAGCAGAATCACGGAGAATAGCGGTATCGAGAAATGCCTCGTTGGCAACCATGTTTAGATAATAAGCATTATAATGAGTATTATAAGCAAGAATGTCTAATAAAATCGACAGGCCAGCACCATCAAAATCATAGTCTGTAAACTCTGATTGTTGTTTTAAAAATGCTTTAAGGTTAGTTTTGATGGTGTCAAAATCTAACTCAGTTACTCTTAAACGGTCTACCATTTTATCTAATCCGTTCTAGGAAAAAATTAATTGTAATTGGTGCAGGATTATTAATAATAAAAAATTCTAAGTAAATTTTATATCTATTTTCATCTGGTGTTGGCACAGCTTCTACCTTTGATACTTCTGCTCTAGGTTCAAAATTTTGAATTACTTCTGTAATTTCTCTTTCGATTTGTGCTGCTGTTATAGAGTCAACTTGTTCAAAAAGAAGTCGCCGAATATTACTACCAAGGTCTGGTTGAAAAGGCCGCTCATAATGATTTGTTAGTACCAAATTTTTAATTGAATTAATTACAGCATACTCATTTTTGTGAGTATTGACATCTTTTTTAACTGGATGAATTGTAAAATTCAAATCCAAATCTCTAAAAGTTCGTGAAGTTTCTATGTTTACTATTGCCATTGTTTATTTATTCTAATTTGGAGGGCCAGTATTACCACCTTGTGGATCAGGATGTGTATGTGTAGCAAGAGTTGCACCACTATCCGTTACAACTCCAGACGCAGTAATATCTCCGGTCACATTTAAATCACCGGTTAAATTAAAAGATTGAGCTGACGCTGTAACCGTTCCACCTACCGTCATATTTACTGAACCATCTACAACACCAGTTACATCTCCACCTACCGTTATATTTGCTGAACCATCTACAAAAACAGTTACATCTCCTTTTACATAAACGGAATCATTTCCAACAACTACTGTAAACTTATCTTTCTGTATTCTCTCAGCTCTATCGCCATTTGGTCCCCATTCAACATATGAACCCGATCTATGATATAAATGAATTCTTTCAGCATCTTTTGTATCATCAAACTCTAATGCATGGCCAGATTCAGATTCATACACATTATTGTAGGGATAAACTGCATTGTAATAAGAGTTTGGTTCTACTTTTGATAATTTGTTTGCGGCTTTACTTTGATTAATTGGTGATGGATAATCAGAGTCATTTCTTGCTAAACGAGAAGTTGATGGCTCGTCTAAACGGCGAGGATAAAGAGTAGCAGATTCGGAAGGTTTAACCGGGGCTATAGCCAATTGACCTGCATCTCGGCTATCATTAAATGCTTCTTGTGCATTTCCTTCTTTAAGTGGTATGCTTGGAAAAACTCCAACCATAATTGGAGATTGAGCACTTTCTCCATCAGCAAAAAATCCAAATACCATATCTCCTTCTTTTGGAGCATAAGTTGAAGGATTATTTGTTGGAAATGTTGGAGTAGCCCAAGATAACATTTCAGTTGGCAGATACATTTTATTTTCTGAATGCCAACCAACACAACGAACACGGCAACGACCAAGTTTTAATGGGTCTTGCCTATCTTCAACAATGCCAATCCACCAAATAAAACCTGCTTTACCAGCAAAATCTTTATTTTCTTCGTTTTTAATCATGTTAATATGTTAAAATTTCTCTTTGTTGTTCAGCATCACTAGAAGAAATAAAATCTACATCTGATGAACTAGAAGCCACTTCAATAATTGTTTCGTGTTTTTCATATCCAATTATTTGATGAGAAGCCACAATCAAATATTTACCATTTATACTTTTATCTTCACCAGATTGTGAACCAATAATTGGTGCATTTACATTTACGTTAAAGCCCGATGATAATTGAAAATTACCAGGCATTACAAGTTTTAATCTTTTAGACATTAGATTTTTAATTATTGCTTTTCTTTGGAAAAACCAACTTTCAATTCCATCTCTTTGTGACAAAGAAAATGGTTCTTTTTTCTTAATGTATTCGCTAAATTGTCTATTGTAGTTAAAAATACTTACTACTTTTCGAGAATTAAAGGATTCAGAATTAAGCATACCATCTCGGCTTTGAATTTGAGTAAAATTTGGCGTTTTATTGCCATGTTTCATATTTGCGTAATGATCACCATATGAAATATTTTTTGTGCTAATTGTTCGTGTAATTGGATCAAACCCAATAAATTTACCTGCATTAACACCTGATCGAGTTCTTTCAATGGTATCATTTAAAGAAACAACTTCTAGATATCTAGCACCACCAATTTCATCAAATGCATTTTCACCTCCAATATTTTTTGTTTTATATAATACATCAAGTATGGGAGGTTGAGTTAATAATGTAGAAAGTGTTGCAAAATTAAAGCCTGAAATATTTTGAAAGAACATAAAATTTGGAGATTGATTTTCATCTAAGGCTCTCTTTGCACACCATTCAATGGCTTCCAAGGGTCTTAAATTAGGTATAACAATTTTTTGAATACCAGAAGAAAATTCATAAATGCCACCTAAAGTATTTTGAGGTATTTTTAAATAATCTGCTAAAATTCTCTCTACTATTTTTGAATAATTAGTTTCATAAGATTGGTTTATTCTTTGTTGGTCAGAGTAAATTAATTCGTCCGAAGCAAAATGAAGAATATATTTTTCAAAACCTGGTTTAATAATTGATCTATTAGTTTGTTTGTAAATACGAAAGGCTCTTTTAAAATCTAATATTTCAGAGTTTTTATCTTTTTTAATATTGATTAAAATAGCTTCAGAACCATCAAAAAGAAGTTTACTTGATAAACCAATTGAATCTCCAATTACTAAATTGCCACTCATCACTGATAAAAACACAGTATCATAAATGTTTATTTCTTCACAAATATTTGCTATGTCAATTTTACCACCTTTAGTGACAAGAACCAACTCAATTATTTCAAATTGAGTTGATTTTAACATTTTTAAACTCATAAACTAATTACTCTTTTAAATTCTTTTTCTATTTCAGGTATAAACTCAGATTTCAAAAGATTAATTTCTCTTTTATTTTCATTTTCTTCAATTTCATAGGTATAATAAGAGCGTTTTTCTTTTGAAATAGCAATAGTAACTGTTTCATTTGCTTGAGTTGTATAATTTGTGGTGCTTGATGCTAAATTTGCATAGGTATTACCATTTATTTGAAATTTTTCAATTGTAGCAACACCATCATTTCCAGTTGTTGTAATTATTTTAAAATATGCTTGAACATTATTTTCGCTTAGGGCCCAAATAATACCACTTTGAACAGTTGTATTAGCTGCACCATTCGCAGTATATTTTTGATCAATGTATTTTATAATCGTGTTTTGATCATAAGGCCAATCAAACTGCGGATCAATGATATCATTAAATAATAAAACCACCCAATGATATTCTACATTGCCATAAAATTTATCAGCAATAATTTCTGGAGTATCACCATCTTGTATTTGATATTTGTAAAATGCATTTGCATTTTGTTTAAGAGAATTTTCAAAACTAAATCTAGTAATGATGTTTGTAACTGCATCTACACCAGTGACAGAATTGTTACTTGTATAAAATGTTTTTGGATAATATCTGAAAAGTTTAGCCATCACCGATCTCTCTCAGCATTAGATGGATCAAAAATATCTTTTACTATTCCAAGTTGAGTAGTTGGTTTATTTTTTGTAAGATAAGTTGTTTCTTGGAATTGTAAAGTTACTTGAATTGCAACTGGCATACCGGTTCCACCAATAGTAGCATTTTGACCTGGAACTTCATAAGTGTAAAAACCATTTGGTGCATAATTCACTTGTATTGAGGATAAAACACAATTGCCAATTTTTGGTAAATTATCGTTTACTTTTCCAAGATAATAAAATTCTATATCAAATTCAGACGGAGGTAAAAGTAAACTACCGGCTGTTCCTCTTTTAAATTCTGGTGCCTGATGAAATTGTAATGTGTTGATAATTTTTTGAACTTCAACAGCTTCTCTTTCATCTCTTGGATAAAAAATAAAATCATATTGGAAGCTTCGAAATTGTGGAGAGGTGTATAAAACTTCTAACAATGGATTTACCACTGCGCCAGTTGCCAAAAAACCACCAACTGCACCAACCGCACCTAATCGCTTATTTGCTTCTTGCTGAGCAATAGCAGGAATACTTCTTAGCGCATCAAAAAATGAATTTACATATTCACCAT